GCCGGGCGACGGCAGCAAGCCCTACGGAAACACCGTCTATGCGGATCCTGGCTATCAAGCGGACAAAAAGAAGCGCTACCCCATCGACAATCCCGGCCATGTCCGCTCGGCGCTCGCCTACCTGGCGAAGAAGTCCAACGCGGCGAAGTACACCGCCGCGCAGCTCAAGCGGGTCATGAGCCGCATCCGGGCAGCCGCGAAGAAGTTCGGGATCACCGTCGCCGCCGAGTCCGCCGGCTGGACGTTCGACGCCCCCGCGCAGGTGTCCGGGGCCCTGGCCGAGCATCTCGGCATGGCGTCGTGCGCCGGGTCGTGGTCCGTCCGCGCCTCCAACGGCCCGGTCGACATCTGCCTGTCGTCGTACTCGATGGATCCCGAGGACCTCGACGTGATCCTGCGCGCCGCGGCCGACGCCGCGTGCAAGGCGCTCGCCGCGCTCGACCCCGACATGGACGGCGACGTGGACCTGCCCGGCGTCAGCAGCGACACCGACCCCGACGGCGACGCGGGCGAGTCCGCGCCTGACCCTGACGTCACTGAGACAAGCCCGGCGCCGCAACCGGCCGCCACGACAGAAACGGAGGACCCCGCCATGGCGGAGACCACCACCCCGGCGGAGACCGCTGCGCCGGCAATCGACAGCACCGCCCTCGCCGAGGCCGTCGCGAAGGCGCTGGCGGAGCAGGAAGCCGCCCGGAAGGCCCGCAAGGCGGAGAAGCGCGCGGCGAGGGAGAAGGCCGGGGCGGAGGCCGCCCGGATCGCCGCCGAGTCCGCCGCGCTCGGCCAGGGCGTCCCCGCGACCGCGGGCGCCAGCGCCACCGAGACCGAGGACCAGCGCATCGCCCGCCTGTCCGCCCTGGCCGACAAGAAGTTCGCGGAGGCCGCCGCCCGCGAGGGCCTGGCCGTCGCCGAGACCGACGAGCAGATCCTCGAGCGGCTGCTGGAGCAGAAGCTCGTCCCGCTGCGCCAGGCCCGCGCCGAGAACGGCGGGGTCCAGCGCAAGGGCCTCGCGCCGCTCGAGGCGATCGCCGACTCACCGACCGCCGGGAAGCTGCTGCAGGAAGCCTCGAACGAGGACCTGTCCCACATGGCCGCCGCCGCGTACGGCCCGCGCAGGCGCTGACCTGCGCTCACCCCACCTGATCCACCCGGCCGCCAGTATCCCGCTGGTGCTCCTAGGGCAGCGATGGCCACCCCCGACCCATCCGAAGGGCCTCCGGCACGGCCGGGGGCCTTTTCCCGTGCCCCCGAGGAGTGACCCTCATGTCCGAGATCCGCGAGGCGCTGACCGCTGCCGGCGCGTCCCCGTTCGTACCCAAGCTCATCGACCCCACGCTGGTCGAGTACCAGCGGCGTTTCGCGCCGTGGTGCAGGTCGGTGCCCACCAAGAAGACCAACTCCACGACCTACTTCTTCAACACCCGGACGGTCGTGGTGTCCGGCGGAGCGGTGCCCGACGGGGGCGCGCGGCCGGTGTCGACCAGCATCTACCAGCAGAACTCGTTCAACATGGCCCACATCCAGGCCGTGGGCTCGGTGACCGGGTACGCGCAGGCCGTCACTCAGGACCTCATCGACCTGAGGGCCACTGAAGTCAACGGCGCCATCAAGGGCTACTACTGGGACACTGAGTGCTTCATGGGCTGGGGCAACTCTGCCAGCACCGTGAACGGCGCGCAGCCCCAGTTCGACGGCCTCGACACCCAGATCAACACCTTCAGCGCCGGCGGCTCCCAGAACGTCATCGACTATGCCGGGGCGTCCCTGTCCCTGGCCACCCTGGACGAGCTGATCGTCATGGTGTCCGGGAACGCCGCCGAGCCCGTCGCGGACCCCTCGTGGATGTTCGTGATGTCCGTCTCCGCGGAGGCCCGGGTCGCGCAGCTGCTGCAGGCCCAGCAGCGGTTCGAGAACGTGGAGATCGCCGCGGGCCTGATCGTCGCCACCTACAAGCGGATCCCGCTGGTGCCCACCTCGTTCCTGAGCACCCTGGGCTACAGCGTCGGCACCGTCACCGCCTCTACGGCGACCACGGGCGGCTCCCTGGCCGCGAACACCTACTACTACAAGGTGTCCGCGGTCATCGCCCGGCAGGGCGAGATCCTCCCGTCCGCCGAGGTGTCCCAGGCGACCACCGGCAGCACGTCGACGGTCACCCTGTCGTTCACCGCGCCGACCGGGCAGGACGGCCTCGGCGCCCAGCTGTACAAGGTGTGGCGGGGCACCGCGGCGGGCGCCGAGACGTTCCTCGGCTATGTCGACAGCACGGTCGGATTGCAGTCCGACGGCGTGACGCCGGTCTACGCCAACCAGATCGTGGACACCGGTACGGCCCTGATCCCGCAGCAGTCCAGCGGCCCCGTCGTGCCGGGGATCTTGCCGACGCAGTATTTCGGCACGAACTCGGCGATGCTGCCGCCGGGTGCCGGGCAGGAGAACATCTACCTGATGTCCCGCGACCCCGGCAACATCGTGCGGCCGTTCGTGCGCGAGGCAGTTCCCTTGGATGTGTTCCCGACCACTTCCAGTCCGGACTCGATGCCCTTTGCAATTATGGGGGACATGTGTCTCGCGGTGAGGACGCCGAAATTCGCCGGCCGCGCTTATAGGGTTAAGATCGCCTCCTGACCTGCGCTTTTATCGATTTTATAGGGTGGCTATCTTAGCCCTATAATGGTGGAGTGCGTATTTATCTGCTACAGTCTGGCGGGTCTGCCTGGAATGCCGGACGGATCCGCTAGACTGTTCAGATAAAGGTGCCCCGACGGTGTCGCAAGCACCGCCGAGGCTTTATTGCCACTGCTTGATCCCTAGCCAGGAGCAGCGACAACATGGACGATGTTACGCTCGCGCAGTTCATGAGCAAGGTCGAGATCCAGCCGAACGGGTGCTGGTACTGGACCGGCCATATCACCGATGACGGTTATGGCACGTTCTATATCGACGGATCGAACCAGCTGGCGCACCGGGTGGCATACGCGCACCTCGTCGAGCCGATCCCGGATGGCCTTGAGCTAGATCACCTCTGCCATACCAGGAGTCCGGGCTGCCCTGGCGGCAAGACCGACCTGCACCGCCGCTGCGTCAACCCGTTCACCGACCTTGAGCCCGTGACGGGCGCGGAGAACGCGCACCGCCGCAGCCTGGTCGTCACCCAGTGCCCGCAGGGCCACGACTACACGCCCGAGAACACGTACTACCCGCCGAAAGGCGGCAAGGAGTGCCGCGAGTGCCGGGCCGAGCGCGGCCGTCAGTGGGTCGCTGAGCATAACCCCGGCGTCCGCCACGGCACTGAGACCCACTGCCCGCAAGGCCACCCGTACTTGGGCGGCAACCTGTACATCATCCCGTCCACGGGCGGCCGGATGTGCAGGCAGTGCAAGCGTGACAGCGGCCGTGAATACATGCGCCGTAAGCGCGCGGCGGCTAAGGCGGCCCGCGCCGCCTGACCCCAGACGGAAGGACCCCACGCCCATGCCATGGCTGCGTAAGGAAAGCGGCGGCACCACGATCCAGCACGAGGGTGCCGACTACCACTGGCCTGCCGCCGACCCGCTGTGCGAGGTCCCGGCGGAGCTCGCTCACGTCCTGCTGAACATCCGCGGTGCCGGGTACACCGAGGTCCCGGCCCCGCCGAAGCCGGCCCCGGCCGCCTCGAAGGCCGCGCCCGCGGCAGCGAAGTAACCGGCTCGCGTGATCCTGCCGGGGGGTGCCCGTGGCTGACGCTGACACCCCGGTCCCTCTCTGTTCGACGGCGAACTTCACCTCCTCCGCGTTCGCCGACCTCGTAGCGGGCTACAGCGAATCAGCGCTGCAGGATCTGATGTCCGAGGCGACGAGGGCGTGCGAGGGCGCGGCCGGGGGCAGGCGCCTCGCCCCGTTCACCATCACCGAGACGACGCGCGCGGACGGTGTCGACCCGGACGAGTACCCGGCCGGGGCGAGCCTGCCGATGCCGATCCAGGGCACCATCGGCTGGTCCGAGGCGCTGGCCCTGGGCGGCGGGACCGACCTGGTGCGGCACTGCTGGCTGACCCAGGCCCCGGTCCGGTACCCGGACCTGTGGGCCTACAGCAACGTGCAGGTGACGGTGATCCGGTCCTACTCGGGCACCCAGCAGTACGACCAGGCGCAGTTGCTCGACGGCCCGGACAACACCGGGCACATCTGGTTCCAGATCGGCAGCCTGGTCCCGGTCGGGTCGCGGGTCCGGGTGACGTACTCGGGCGGCTACGCGGTCGCGATCCCGGCGGACCTGGTCCGGGCGGGGCGGCTGATGGCCGCGTGGATGGTCCTGACGGAACTGGACCCGCAGGACTCCGGGCGCGACCCGGACCGGCTGTACGGGTCGGCGATGAAGATCCTGGCCAGGTACGGCGGCGGCGATTCCCCGGCGGCACGCGGCGGCTAGGCTGCCGGGTGCCCGGCTATCTGCCCGAGCATCGCCGGGTTCATCGCCGTCGTGGCCACGAGCAGCTGCGACCGGCCCGGCTGGATGCCCGCGGCCTGCGCGAGGTGCATGGCGCACAGTTCGGCCCCCTGGTGCGTGGTGACGGCCTGGGCCACGTTCGGGATGCCGTTCCGCTCCCCGGGCCGCAGCGCGGGCGGCAGGAACGGCGTCAGGTCCTGCTGGGCGGCCTGCGGGCTGCCCGGCTCGATCCCGGCGGCCTGGGCCGCGGCCGCCATCGCCGCTTCCATGTCGGTCCGGTGGGAGTTCTCCCACGCGATCCGCTGGATTATGCAGGCGGAGCAGAAGTGCTGCTGGGTGACCGCCTGGACCTGGGCCTGCGAGAGCGCGGCGGTGAACACCTGGAACAGGATCTGCGGGAGCTGCTGGGTCACCGCCTCGGCGACGGCCTGGCCGATGAGCTTCGCGGCGTTCGCCTTCAGGCCCGGCGGGACCCCGTTGCCGGTGTGCATCGGCACCTCGGCCGAGCCTTGCGGCGGGATGTCGCCCGGTTCGGCGGGGACCAGCTGGCCGGCCAGGGCCTCGGCGGCCGCGAGGTCGCGCTCAGCGCCGGCGGTGACGTCGCGGCGCTTGCGGGGGTGATTTGTCATGCGCCCGATTATCCACGAGCGATATCGACTCATGTTGACGGGTGACGTCTATACCTGAGCAACTGCGGTAGAATTCAGGTACGAAAAGACCCCGCGAGCGGGAGTGCGCTAACACTCGATTCCGCTCCGGGGCGTGGCCGATCTGATGAGAGCAGACCGACATGGAGCAGCCTAACCCGGCTGAACGCTGGGTGCCGATCCCCGGCTACGAGGGTTACTACGAGGCGTCCGACCTCGGCCAGATCCGCAGCCTTGACCGCCTCGTCCGGGGAGGCCGGGGCACATGCCTGCGGCTCATCCGGGGCCATGTCCTGAAGCAGACCGTAGAGGTGTCCGGCGGACGCCGGACGGTTAGCCTTGGCCGCGACGGCAAATGGCGCACGCTCCGGGTGCACTGCCTGGTTCTCACCGCTTTCCGTGGTGCCCGCCCTCGGGGCATGGTGGGCTGTCACAACAACGGCAACGTGTCCGACAACCGGCTGGAAAACCTCCGCTGGGACACTCCGTCGGAGAATATGCATGACGAAGTGCGTCACGGCACCCATGTAATGGCGGCCCGGACGCACTGCCCCCGGCGGCACCAGTTGACGGCCCCGAATCTTGTGCCATCGGGGCTGGTCCACGGACATCGGTCCTGCCTGGCTTGCAGTCGCACGCACGCCAACGAGAAACGTGCCAAGAGGCGAGGCGAGGTGTTCGACTTCCAGGCTGCGGCCGACGCGCACTACAAGCGCATCATGGGCGGCGTCACCGTGTCGCCAGTGAGTGCAGCCTGACGGGGCGGTGACCGATGTCGAGCGCTGACGCCGTGGCCCGTGAGACGGCATGGCTCCAGACCACCTCGGGTGACTCGCTGCCGTTCCTGCCCGCGTCCGCTGGCGGCCCGTGGGATGTGATCGCCCCGTACGAGCAGGGCGCCGCGACCCGCACCCAGGCCACGGCCATCTACGTGACCAGGGGCCGCGCCCAGCAGGTCCGGGCGGGGAACCAGCGGATCCGGCCCCGGTACCCGATGCGGCTGGAGCTTCACTGGCCGGTGCGGACGATCAGCCCCGGGTCCACGAGCATCGCGGCGACGGAGGCGCAGAACTTCGACGACGCGATCGAGCTCCTTCGGCAGCGGGTCACCGGGCCGCTGGGCGACAAGACCCACGGCGGCCGGTTCCTGTCCGCGGCC